TCAGCGAAAAATACGTCAATTGTAATTGTGATTTTAGTGAAATGGATGTGTCACATACAAAAAGCATGGTGGAGTTAGAGTTGGAATTGTTTGGTTTATTGGGTGTGAACTATAAAATTATCGACTTCTACTCCACTATGCGCAAAAAATGGTGTAACTTGTATCAGTGCAAAGAAGGTATCACTATGCTGCACGGAGAATATATGCAACATTCTGGCCAACCACTTACTATCTGTGGTAACACACTTCTGAACATGGCTGTGCTTGGCTATGCATACCGCATTGAAAACATGTTATACGCATCGTTTAAGGGTGACGACTCCACTATACGTGCAAAGAAGATCAGCACCGTAACGGGTCGTAAAACTGCAATATACGCTGAGCATGGATATAAACTAAAAATTAGCTTTGAGAGGGTGTCGGAATTCATTGCTAATTTTATAACACCACATGGTTTTTTTCCAGATGTTGTGCGTAGGGCAGTTAAGGCTGTTAGTAAAGTGTACGAAGACGAGGAATCGTGGGAGGAATCACGTGTAAACTTAAAAGAGGTTTTAAGCATGGTTAACACTGCCGAGAAATTTAAGATCGGTGTGGATTGCGCTTACATACATTACCGTGATAAGGGGGTTGCAATTAACAAGGAACAAGTGAGTTTGTTATATCAGTATCTAATACAATTAAGCACTACCAAATATCGGGAAGCTCAGTTTATTCCATCTGAAGACAGACTCACCTACTCTGACAACTACCAGAGCAAGTGAGTCCCCCTTTTTCTAATTATAATAATATAACAACATATTATTCCCCGATTAATCTCAATCGTAACTTTCAAGCTTTTTGAATCTCAGATCCATCTTATTAATATAAGCAATCTCAAGAATCATCAAAAATGAACAACACAGACCAATTAGTAGACAACAGTATGAATTTCGACCCTACGTCGGATTCTACTTCCATGCCAGAACAATCACATGGCAAGGTACTAACACCATCACAAGCATTTGTTTGTAAGGTAACTCACCCACCTACAACGGTGCCTGAATTTGCTGGCTTACCAACTCAGGATGCAAGAACACAGGTTGTATATAACATGCGTAATATTGACGTGCTAAAAACTCCCGTCACATATGATGCAACAACCCAACTTTATCAGGCTAATTCTTGGAGTGACCACAACGATTATACCATTCTGGTACCTAACGGTGCTCGAATTAAATGGTTTGGTTGTTGTTATGATGTCACAAATTCCAATGTGCCTGGTACAACCCCTGAAGTTAGTCGCTATTATCAGCAGGACGTCGCTAACGTAGGTGTGCAGGATAATTTTGATTTTCAAAACTGGTCAACCACAGTCAATCTGTATAGACCATGTTATAAGTCAATAACCTTGTACCCCAACGTCACTGCTTTTAATAATCAAGGTATCATCGCTGCGCAACAGTTTAATCCCAACATTCTGTTTCACGGTTCCATGTCTGCATTTTCTTATGAACAACCGAAGATGTTTTTGCAAGCATTGGATCATTTGTACAGCAATCAAAATGATAATCTTTTTCAAGCAAATGAAACTCATCCGGATTTCCATCACAGCCTCATCGAAAGCTGGTTCAAAACTCGTAAGATAAGATCACGAGGTTTGAAACTTGAT